TCATATGCGGAGCCGGGTGATAACAACTATGAGTTTCGCCTGTTTGCAGGTAAATGGTTGTATGATGCCATTTAGCCAAACAAAAGGTCGGCGATATCTCATTCATTATTGGAATAAATTTTTTAATTCGTTGAATATCGTCCATCAAATCTTTCCTTAAGCCATTTAAAATCATTTATTAATTTTAAAGCCTCTATGTTTCCACGATTAATGTTTCCGTATTCTGCACCGCTTCGAGCACCGGCAATCGCAAACTCTCCAAAAGGTGCATTTTGACCTATCGTACACCATATTTTTAATCTTTCAATTGTTTCAGTTTCTTTTTGTCTATCAATACTTCTACTTGATAACTTAACACATTCTCTAAATGCAGATTTCCACGTATTAAAAGGATCGGTATTAAAAGCACTAATATTTGATAATTTTAAAACTGGCTTAAATTTTGAAGTAATACTTGTAGTCATATCTGGCTTAGATGTATCCATATTAATAGTTTTTTCTCTAGGTAACAATTTTACACCACCATATCCATAAACTAAATCATTTACTGGATTTTTACTACGCCAAACATGCACATGGTCTTTAAAAATTTTTGGAATATAATTATCAAAATTAAAATCTTCTACTATTATTGCATCACCATCAACAACATAGAACATATCAGTTGTTGCAAGCTCGGCTGCAACAATGTGTGCTTGATGTATTCCTTTGACACCATTCACTCGTTTTGCATCTGGACAAATTTTTAATAAATTATTATAATTATTGTCAGCGTTTGGTTCATTATAACTTATAAAAATTACATCGTATTTTTCTATAATAGGAGTAGATGCTTGAATGTCGACTTCTTTCTTTTCTGTAAAAAACCTATAATCAAATTCTTTCACGGTTATTTTTATATTTTTAGGAAATAAACAAATACCGTCATAATGTTCACCGTTTTTAAATACGTGAATATACATGTCGTCCCACCGACTTGCTTTATATTCGTTTAGATTAAAATCGTCGTTAAGTATTAAATTATCCCAAATTACCCAAAACATTTTTGTAAATGCTCGAGAATTTATTTCATCTATTGATTTAACATTTTCAAGTTTAATTGCTGTGGGATATTTCTTTTTTAAAGACAGCCATTGGTCATCGACGCCTGTTGAAATATAAAAAATATCATACATCTATAGGCACCGGCATTTTAAAATATGTATCGTTCAACATCATAGTTTCATTATACAAATCTAAGGTATATCTACTTTGTTCAGGATCTAACCAGGGCCAGTTCAACCCCAACTTTGATCTAATCTTTATAGCTAATTCTTTTGCGTCATCTTCTACTTTGTCATGATCGACATTTTTTTCAAAAATTTCTCTCAATATTTCAAAATCTCTAACATCAATGTAGTTCCAATCGGTACAATTCGCCATCCATGTTCCCATCCGTGCACCGAGGATCGCATATTTTCCATTTTCATCATGGGAACCAACCGTGCTCCAAATCCTCAACCTATGTATATTATGCCACCAAATTCGTTCGATAATTTCTTCTGGGGGAATTTTAACCCCATCAAATAGGGTCATCTTCACTCCTTCCCGGAATCCCGCTCGCCATGCTTGGAAAGGGCTGCCTGTTATTTTACTTTCGCTGAAAGACATCGGAAAATTTTTGTATCCATCTTCCCAGCAAAAATCTACCTGTGCCCTTTCTGATTCAGCATTTTCATGCGTCTTCATAGACAACACAAACTCTTTGTTCCAAATCTTCAATCCGCCATTGCCGTATCTTAATCCGTTTAAGGAATTTTTTCCGCACCATCCATAGACTTTAATCTTAGGATCTGCCATGTCAAGATCAATATTAAAAAATCTATGATCTATGATATTATCTGCATCAACTGTAACAAACCAATCAGTCTCTGAAGATTCAGCGGCCGCTTTATGGGCATGGTCTGAACCTTTGACACCATGTATCCTTTTCGTCCATGGAACTTTATTACATAAATCTGCGTAGTGTAATTCAGCATTAGGTTCATCATAACTGAGAAATATCACATCAAATTCTAATATTTTCATTTTTTTCTTCCAAAACATAATTTTTTAATAATCTCCTGGTGTATATGCTAAATCTCTGGTCTATCTCTAATTTTAACACTCGATCTTTTTTATATAATTCATCTATAGTAATATCTATTTTATCGAACAATACATGAGGATCATTATAATCTGTAAAGTAGAAACTTAAAATCGTATCTCCAGACCAACACATTTTTTTTGTTTTTAGTTTTTCGGTCATAGAAAATTTAATCTTCGATTTTTTTCTATCATATATTATCTTTACATCAATTGATTGTGATTTATCAAAAAAATCTAAATGAGGAATCCTATGTAAGATATCATCTATTTTTTTAAGGTATTCTTTCCGGGTAATCTCTATCTCACCACTGTCCAGATCGACAAAACAATTGTGTAGATGTAATGTACCTGCATGGATTTGCTCAACTATATCTAGGTCTATATCAACTTTATTCTTTACTTGTTCAGAAATACCTTTAGGACGTACAGATATCACTATACCAGAATCATCGAATATCGCTTCGTATTCTGGTTCTCGAGGGACAAAGTTAGCGATGAATGTATCAAAGTCAATTATTTTTTCCATATCTTGTTTTCCATGATGCTGACGATTTCGTCTGTGATTACATCTTTTTTATAATAATGTAAAATTTGATTTTGTTGATAATTGCCTATTTTTAATTTTCCTTCAAGATTAAAATAAAATCCTACATGATCAAACACTTCATCTGCGGGCCAAGGCCAATTTTGTATCATCGGTTTTAAATGGACTATCTTAATCAAATTATTATCAAGTGTGATGATTTTATCAATATCTAATATCTTCGCAGAGAGAGATAGAGCTTCATCAGTACCGACTACCTTAGGCATCTTTTTTGGAAGAAATATATTTTTAAAATCATTGGGATTATTAATAATCCATCTGCCTAGATTAAAAAACTCCTCACGTATAGAAGATTGTTTCTTAAAAAAAGTGTAAAATGAATAGAGATTTGGTAATGAATTTGCTGTAAATGTTTTCCTATAAAAATCATCACAGATTAATTCTCCTCTATATGTGTAGGCTGATGAAGGTAAAAAGATTTCTAAATTTGACCCTATGAGAGAATCTATCCAATGGCTGTAATCTCTAAAAAATATCATATCTGAATCTAGACATACAGTATAATCAAACGGTGAGTATCGATCCATCCAACTCCTAGGATTCCATCCCTCTTCCTCTCTTTCAAATTCTATCACTTCGTCAAAGACCCACGGTGAACTTAGTTGTGAAACCTTTTCTTTATTATTAGTGACTAATGCAACACGGTCATAACCTTCTTTTTGGGTTACTTTAATACTGATAGCAAGAAGATACGCTAATTTTAAATAATCTACATCTTCGTTTTCATTTACAAATATGAGGTATCCAAAATTCATAAAAATCTCTCAAACTTATCGAAATTATCTATCAAAGCATTTTTGTTCATTATATGCACATCGGTATTTTTCAAATTACATAAGAAGTTATCCTGACCGGTTATAGGATCGTTGATATATACCCTAACAAAATCCTTATCAATATCTTGTATTGAATCTAAATCTTGCACAGTCAATATCGGTGGCAAAAAATAATCAAGACTCGAAGAATGGCCAGACATCATATGATGTGCGATGCTAAATGAAATGTCGTTTCTATATTGGCCTGGCAAGAAGGAATATAAATCTGAAAAATATTGATAATTATCTTTTATAGATTCTACCAACTCAAAAAAAACCTTAGATTCTTGATCCTTAGAAAACATAACAGTTGTCGCCCATCGTAGATCAGGACCAGTGTCTGATATATACCTATCATGATAACCGCATCGATCTCCTCGTATATCTTTCATAGCAGATGAAATTAAAACACTAGAATCGACGTTCCAAAATTCTGATAATCTGTCAGAATATATTAAAAAATCAGAATCTATTAATAAAGTCCTATCATAAGGAGTAAGCTCCCAAGCTTTACATCTATTATCATTTAAGAAAAGCACAGGTTTTTTTTCTAAGCCGCCATTGCGTAAATTCCTATAATTTAATCTGGTTGACCTTTCTGTATAAATAATCTTATCGAACAACTTTTCCGCATGCTGATAGATATCTGATTGTTTCATCCATTGGATAGTAGATTCATCTGTGATTATCGAAACAGGAACTTGTAAATTCGTGTTGGCTAAAAAACCGGCTATAATCGCTGATCGAGCATAATCTATATCTCTATTATTATAGACAAATAACAACACTCCGTTATTCATATTCCACCAGTTTCTCTACAGTTCTCGATGATTTAATTTTTTCATATTCAGTAAAATACTCTCCAAGTGCCTGGAAATATCTATCGAATATTTCATCTCGGAATTTTTCTAGATCTGGAATTAAAATAGGATTTTTGTTTGAATCTATCACAGGAACTTGGGTTTTCCTACCTTGGTCAATCAGCATCTGAACGAACGTGATCAACGTATGATCTATGTTAAATATTCCTCCAGCATGGCCGTAGATCAATCTAGATTCTAATTTTTCCCTTATATGTTCTCTTCTAGCGGTTAAAGTTTTTTTTAAATTGCTAAAATCTAAAGCTTTTTTTAATTTTTCATCCATAAATACTCCTGATAATATGCTCAGATTATTTATGAAAGGTTTAACAGTAATAAAAGATTAAGTACCGGATATCGAGGAAAAAGAATAAGTCGGAAGTGTCACGGTGAAACTACCTGAGGGCAAAACAGTGCCAGATGCGAATTTTTGGGTGGCTGTAACAGTAAAGTTTCCATCTATTTCATCGTTGGTAAATGGGGGGCCTAACGGTCCCGGATCTACATACCCGCCGATAAATCGCACACGGATA